CTACTCACTTACTACTTTGAACACAAAGCCCCTGCAGTATGGCGCTCCATCTTCATAGATCATAAAATTTTCATGTTCGATTGGTACATCATACGTCCACGGAATAACATTCCCATTCTCGTCTTTGTCCTTGCACCATTTAACATCAAAACTGAATGTATTGGATCTCTCACAGTTATGTACAATTCCACCATCGGGGATTGCTTTCACAGAAATTGTTCCACCTTCCCAACAATCCTCCTCATCAGTAATTGCCCCTTCAAGTTCCACCAGATCATCCGAGGCTCCATTCACAATAACAAATCCATTATCTTTTGCGATCTGCAGTTCCTCTTTGGTAAACTGTAAATAGCTGTATTCTCTTCCATTTAACATTGCTGCAAATTCTTTTAATTCCATCTGTTTTCTCCTTAATTCCAAATCCTTTAAAACAAGCATATTTGCATCTCATCATACAAATACTTTTTTTGCACCGGCACATGCCCGCCGAAAAATATCCGCTTAACACGATCTCTCTGTTTCAGATTCGCCATATAGAAGTTGTCAACCTCTGGAGGTACTGAAAAATAGTATGCTTCTGGATATGGCAAATTCTTTTCCGCGCAGATTTCTGAAATTTTTCTCTGATAATAGAGGATATGGTTTCTCACCAGATTCATGTTGCAGCCATCCGGCCAGAACGGATCACTGCACCCGTTCTGGTTTATGTCCTTCCATTGGCTTATTTCTTTCCGGATCTGCTCACTATATGATTTTACTTTTTTCTCCGGTGTTTCTTCTTTCATGACGGTATCTCCATAAAATCAAACAATGTCGGCTCGTCCACTTCATTCTCGGCAGCCTGTAGATACCCAACGCCATCCCGGAAGTAATCCGGATTCAATTCGCATCCCTTGCCGTTCCGATGCATCTTAACCGCCGTCATTGGAACTGTCATAAGACCACCAAACGGATCATAGACCGTATCGCCCTCATTGCTATATCTGTTGATGATTCGCTCCACGATATCCAACTGTAACGGGCATACGTGCATCTGAGCGCGTCTGCGGCTCTGCGTAGTGTTAAGGGTTCGCATCCGGTTGATATCATCCCACACTTCCAGCTGATTCCATGATCCCGGTGCAACAACCATAAATGTTGCCGGGAGCTTTCCGTCCTTATCCAGATCTTCCGCAAGTTTTACATGTTCCTCATAGTTGTATACGTTGCCGCGGCTGTATTCCCTGTACACCTGCTGTAAACTATCAACCGGGAAATCCTTTAGTTCTTCCTTGCTTACCAGCCTGTTTCCGGATGATCTCCAATAACCATGTGCATCAATCTGCCACTGTGCCCGGGTGTAATCCTCTTTCGATTTCTTAACCGGATCATCCGCGTATGCCGTAGATCTGTCTGTAGGCAGCTTTCTGAAAAGCAGGATATATTCCGGACACCCTACGCCCATCTTTGATCCGTCCTTGCACTGCTCTGTCCAGCCAAGGCGGTATGTCTGGTTATTTTCACGAACCACATCCGTTACAACAGTGATCATGCCGAAATATTGAAAACCATGCTTCATGTAATGGCTAATGCACTGCGCGTGGAATGGTTCAATGGTTGGCATTCCAGTACCGGTTGCATTTCCAAATAATACACGGTCCTTGACATGAATTGCAGCCACACGCCCCGGCCTTAACACTCGAAGCAGTTCCGGTGTGAGATAATCCATCTGTTCAAAAAACCGGTCCGTGTTCTGGTTATGCCCGAAATCGTTATAATTGGCACTATATTCATAATGATTGCCGAATGGAATAGAGGTATGTATCAGATCAATGCTGTTCGTTTCCATTGCCCGCGTTTCTTCTACGCAATCCCCATATACCGCTTCATAATGGTTTCCTCTCACTGTTCTCTCTTCTCTGCTACCTTCCACGCCCATCTTCCTTTCTAACCGCTGTGTCTTGTTCTCCAAATTAAGTCCATACTTCTTCACAATCTCGATCATTTTTGCAACCATGTGATTGTGATTCTTCCATTTTTCCAGTAACGCTTCCTTGATCTGCCGCTCATTTTCCATATAGATAATGTCAATCACAACCGGATCCTGCTGTAAGAACCTGTAACACCGGTGCACTGCCTGAATGAAATCATTAAACTCATAATCAATTCCGAGGAATATCTCCCTGTGGCAATATCTTTGAAAGTTACATCCGGATCCTGATAATGATTTCTTTGTGGCAAATAATTTTGTCCGTCCATTCGAGAAATCAATTACTCGCTGTTCCCGCAGGTCATAGTCCATAGATCCGTAGATATCTACCACATCTGGCAACGCTTTCTTGATTGCGTGCCGTTCATTTTCCAGATCATGCCATAAAAGGAAATGATCTTCCGGCGATTCTTCCACAATCCGCTTCATTTCTGTTACACGGCGGTCAATGCTTTTTCTTTTGACTGCCGCAGCTTCTTTCAATCCCTCGGCCGCTTCCTGAAATAATTGCATCTGGCCGTCCCGATCTGCAGTATCACCATAATGCACCGGCAATTCATGCCATCTCACATCTAGCGGCGGCAAGTCATATCCCTCATCGGAATACTCTGGATTGAGATCTGAAGGTTTCGTGATAAAAAGCGCCCAACTGCTTACCCACATCCAAAATTCATCTTCCATGTTTGGATATAATGTCAAATTGTTCGCTTTGGTGCTGTCGCGTTGGAAAAACCGTGTCAACGCCTGCCCTGTATCCATCACTTCCAGATATCCAGCGTAATGAATCAGTTCCTTGTATTTGTTTGGTGATGGTGTTGCCGTGGCTACCAGCTTATACGGAACGTTCTTGAATTTATCCAAGAATGTCTGATAAGTCTTGCTACCAAAGCTCCTTAAAACACTGGCTTCATCAAGTGATGTCGCCGTAAAGTAGTCTGGCCGGATGTCTCCATCCCGGACACGCTCATAATTTGTTAATACAATCTGGTTTGTTCTTTTCTCCACTTCTTCCATAGTCCGGCAATACTCCGGCTTTTCATATCCAAGCACTTCTACCGCGTCATGCGTGAACTCCTGCTTTACTCCAAGCGGCAACACTATCAACGCACGGCCGCCACTGTGTTCTGCTGCCAAGTGACAAAACTCAATCTCCTGCACGGTTTTTCCGAGTCCAAAACTTTCAAACAGTGCACGTCTGCCGCCTTTCAGTGCCCACACCACAGCATCCCTCTGGTGTGGTTTTAATACCTTGTTGACTTTTTTAGGATCCACAACGAATCCGCTTTCTGTTGCAAGTTCAATCTTTGTTTCCAAAAAATCTTTATATGTCATTTTTCAAAAGGAACCCGATATATCGTTAC